GTCTATTACTACATCATCAGAAAATTTAAAATGGTCTTCATCTTCCATCCAAGTTAAAACACCATCACTTGTTTCACCATCAAAAGTTACTGCAATATCTGTTCCAGCAGTGCCATCTCCTATCGTAATAGCCGTACCTAAAAGTTTGGTTACAGGACCACCTTCAGCAGTTGTCCCATCATGGCTATGTCCAGTAGATACAGCAAAAGCAGATACAAGTTGTTCAAACTCATTATTAAAATCTGATGCTTGAATAACCTCTCCATCTACAATTTCTGTGCTACTTTGTCTTGTATACGTTGAACCCATTATCTACGTCCTCCAGTTGTAAACTCTAATTGATATGAATGTAAAGTAAAAGGATTATTAGAACTATTATGATTTAATTTAACAGCAATTAAAAAACCTGACCCTTCTATAGCTCGTCTAAATATAGGAGCACCACTTGATCCATATGTTGCGTTGTTATATGTAGAAGAAGAACTACCAAAAATTGCTATTCCTCCGGGAGAAGTAATGTCAAATTTTGCAGGTTGAGGCACATCTCTATCATCTGAATCATATCTAACTCTAAGTTCTGCCGCTATAGTTCCTTCAACTTCATAATTTAAAATAACTCGTTGCATAAGCTTTCTTATGCCAGTGTCTCCAAGAGATAAATCAGGAGAACGATACACAGCTATAACATTTGATCCATCAAAAGTATCACCACTTTCTTGCCTACGCACATACCCATCATATCCTCCTTCAATAATATATTCTGTATTACTAATAAATCCAGAATCCATCGAAGAAGGTTTTATACCTACTATATCTGCATACTCAAATCCAATAGCTCCCTCTTGTGTTCTTTTTAATGTAGCAAGAATACCATTACTATTTTCTACAGTTCCTCCTGTCTTTGGATAAAATAATCTGTATTGACTTTTTCCTCGAACAATTACAGAAGAAACATTATCAAAACCAATATCTTCAATTCTTGGTTGTATTGGTTTAGATACAGTGCCTAACTCTACGTCACCAATTCTAGCAGTAGCAGCAATTGTTCTTAATCCATCTGGAGATAAAAATAAAAGATCACCACCTATTTCTTGAACAGAAAATCCATCAGCACACCCCAATGTTCGTGTTACAGGAACTACTTGCCAATCTGCTACGCTTGTTCCTGTAAGTCTATATATTTTGTCTTTACCAAAAATAAATAAAGCATCTCTAAATACTTTTAATTCTACAATGCTTGTATCAACTTTTATAGATCCTGCTCCATTTGCAGTAGTAAAATCATTTTCAAGAAAAGGAGCAGTAAATACAATTTCTTGTGGATTGCTACTCATACCTGCAAAAAATATGTGTTCTCTAAATACTGCTACAGAAGCTGGATCAGTAGGAGCACCAGTGCTACTTAGTAAAGTATATGTAGTGCCATCATAGGTAGCAGCTTGATTTACATCATCTACCATTACTATTTTTTGAGCATTTGTAAAGTTAAAGTCATCAAATTTATAACGACCAGCAGAGGTTCTTGTAGCAATGCTTGAAGACCAACCGCTTCCTGTGCTAAATTTAACCACATTTCCTGAAGTTGCTAATACTCCACTGTTAAAGACCTTAACGCCTAAAATTGCATTTGTACTATTTACTTGGTTGCTATCAAACTTACTACTTCCTGTAAGTCTTCTATAACCTCCTTTTATACTTGGTTCAAAATTTTGTAAAGTTACTGCTGCTCCGGGAGGAATAGAAAAGTCATCTTTATCTAAAATAAGACCTCCTCCTAAAGAAACTGTAACTGGAGATATAGCGGAAGTATCTGGCATTAAAATTTATCCTGTAACATTAAGTTCTTCTTCAATAAATAAAGATACAGTAAGATCATCTGCAGCAGAAGCTTGTGCTTTAAAAATATCTCCTGCTTCTAATATAATATTTGTATCAGAGAGTTGTAAATAATTATCTGCAGCTACACTAAAAGTGCTAAGTAAATCATACGTAGCACTTGCAGAAGTATCTGTCCATTTTAAAGTTATGTTAGCTGCACTTGATCCATCTACATTTGTTATCCATGCTTCTCTTATTCTTGCCGTAAAATTTGAAGGGCAAGTATATACTGAAGTAAGGTTAGTGCTAGATAATGCTGCTGCTGCATTTTTTAGTCTTATTGCCATTCATTTGGTCCTTCATTACAGACACAAGAATCCTCTTGAGAACATTTATAGTTCTCACATTTGCAATTTTCATTACCGCATTTTGCAGCAACAGCATTAATCATTTTCATTAAGATACAGAAGCACTAAATGGTGTAGCTTCAGTTCCAGAAGCATTAAGCAGTCCACTAACTGTATACTGGTTTGTAGCAATGTCGGTCAGTAGAACATAATCACCTATTTGAACACCACCAGTAGTAGTACCATCAAGAGTAATAGTATCTGAAGCAGCTAGGGTAGGCCATGAAATAAGAGAAGCCGTACCACCATCTGTACTATCATTAGTCACAACTACTGAACCATCAATGGTATCAGTAGCATCTGCAACTTTAATTATATAGTTAGAGGTATTGACAACAGATACAATAAATTTGTATTCATCGCCAGAGCCAGTAGCTGCTGGAAGAGTAAAAGTAGCAGCAGCGTCACCACCTACTTCACCCATAAGTAAAATACGTCCTGCATGGTCTGCTTGTGTAATAGTAGCCGTTGCAGTAAGTGTTACTACATCACGAACAAACGAGCCTCCTAAAGTAGTAGTTCCTGCAGTGACTGTAACACCACCTGCAGTAACTGTTAAACCTCCTGAAGTGACAGTCATGCCATCTTCAACAAAGACATCTTCAGGAACACGAGATATCCCTTGTGTCAATTTAAAACTTGCCATTTTATATTCCTTTCTTAGCTAAGATTAATATACATATATTATGATACAGTAGCACTAAACATAGTTGCAATATTTGAGCCAGCAGCACATGTTACCATGCCACTAACTGTATATTGATTAGATGCTATATCTATCAATTCAACATAATCACCAATAGCACCACCACCGGTAGTTGTGCCATTAAGTGTGATGGTATCTGAAGTAGCAGCAGTTACAAATGAAGCAGCGTCTGTTCCATCTGCATCAGTAATTACAATTTGACCATCTATAGTATCTGTTGCATCTGCTACTTTAATTAAGTAGTTTGAAGTATTAACTACAGAAACAACAAATCTAAAAACACTTCCTGTTCCTGTGGCTGCTGGAAGTGTAAAAGTAGCAGCAGCATCACCGCCTACCTCACCCATCAGAAGTGTTCTTCCTGAATGATCGGCTGTAGTTATTGAAGCTGTTGCAGTAAGAGTTATAATATCTTGAGTGTGCCTATCAACATTTTCACTTATAAGTCCTGATAAAATTCCCATTCTATTCTCCTTACGATAATACTAAACGCATAGTTACATCAGTACCACCAACACGAGCGTAATTTAAATATTGATTATTTCCTACTTGTTTTGGAACAGTTAATGAGTGAAGACCTGCAGCTAATTTAATATCATTTGCTGTGCTTACTGCAGCAGTACTTGAGCTACTAAAATTAACATATGCTTCTCCATTTAAATGCATTGTAGCTACATTATAATTTGAAACATTTGATTGGGCTGCACTAGAACCTACAGTAATTACAGACTGCACATCCCAAAACATATTATTACCTTGAGGTATTTGCGTCATTTTATTTTCCTTTCTTTATAACTAAAATGATGAAGAGGTGGTATATGCAGAATTAGTTGAACGAGGTATGTAAGTACTTCGCACGTAATCAAATCTATTTATTAAAAGTGTTTGCATGTGTTTTATACCCTCATTAAATAATGCAAAACTTCTTTCATATAAAGGTACTTCACTTCTGTATAAATATACATAAGATACTGCCCCATCTACAATTACATGTTTAAACCTATCTGGAATAGTAGTTGTATCACCATGAGCATCCAAGTCAGAACTAGGATGTGTATAATAATCAAATGCTAATGTGTATGCTTTATCTGGATACGGAAATAAACCATAGCCATTATCAGGAGTACGAATTATATGTGAAGGAACACTTCCACCATCAAATTGTGTTACAGTAGCATCATCTGAATGAGCAGCAGCAGTTGTTCCTCCTGCTCCTCTTGTAGCTCCTGTAAAGGTAGTTGAACTAGTTCCTGTATATGTAATCTCTTCTGTATCTACAACAATTGTGCCAGTAGAATCAAATCCTGTAGTCGAATCTACTGTTATAGTTGTAACAGAATCAGTATGAGAACCATTTAATGCGGTACTAACTACTTCATCTTCTTGATTTATATGTCTGTCTACATATTCATGGTAATTTAATAC